CTTTTCTATGTAGTAAAAGTTTTTTAGTTACAGTGTTCCATGTGAATGTGAATTCACCACCAAACATTTTACCCAAATGTTCTCTGTGTTGTGCTAGTGCATCATATACTGCCATGCCGCCAGCTTTGCCACTGTGAAGTAAAAAGTTATTCAAATATGCAGTTTCAAATGGTTCAATGTCAGCACCGTTACCTGTTAGTGTACCGCTACTACGTCTGTATATATCTTTGACGTCGATGACTTCATTGTCCAGTGTGTACTCACTTATTTCATCAAGTAACTCGAGTGCCATAAATGCTTCTTCGACTGAATTCTCACTACGTTGTCTGTACTTTTCAAAACTTTTATTCATGGATAGTTCATAATGTTCAGGGTCAAGTTCAACATCAACCATCTGTCCACCAAGTCTAAGTTCTATCTCTTTTGTTAAATCATCTCTCTGTGCCATACTAATATTTATCCGTTATAGTAATCCGCAGTGTACTTGAGCAGTTGCTTTAGCTCTTTGCTATTAGGCTCAAATACAGTTCTATACCTAGCATAGCTAGGCAAGTCATTTTTGTACTGTTCTGGATTGCGTAGCACTTGCTCAGGATTATCTGTGTCTTTTATTTCACTAGCTAGGTCACTAGCATATGCCATAAGCTCATGTGGGTCTCTAAGATATTCACGCATCCAATCTTGTTCATTGCCAGTTTTTCTAGCTATCTCAGTACCCTTTTGGTGACCACTTTTAATTTTGCCAACTTTGTCTAGTCCTATCTTACTGTACTGGTTCCAGTGGATAGTTTCATGTGCTAACATACGCATTACAAGTTGCTTAAAAGTTTTAGGTCCGTATTTGCCTGCAAGATTTTTAGTAAACAAATACACTTGCATAAATCGTTCACCATTCTCTACACCAGCTTCTGCACTAATCCATTCATTAGGATCTTTTCGATCCTGGTCAGTAGCAAAAAACTCGATAGGCAAATCGTCATGATTGTTGGAGTTAAGTATTTCTTCAAGTTCATCTATATCGTCAACGTCACCATTTGAATCTAACACTTCTTGGTATTCTTCAATGCTGTCGTCTAGTATATCCTCGACTTGACTCATAAACTCTTTGTCAGGTTCAACCCGTGCTTCTGCTACTACCTCAAATATCTTCATGCAAGTATTTATTTGAATGCTTTGAGAATAATCGTATCGGCATTGAACCTGCCATTCATTTTAGTTTCTGTAGTTTTGAGATATCCAAACTGTGCTTTTAGTTTATGTTTGGTGACCTTTTTCCAGCTAGACAACACTTCACTAGGTTTGCGAACTGTCTTTTGTACACTACGAGTTTCGCTAAAGTGTAGTAGTGTAGTTCCTTTAACTTTAAACTGTGCATGGTCTTCTGCGTAATAAACGCCTATCTTACGGTTCTTTGTATTGAATACTACTACCGCAGTTGCATCAATAATCTCGCTTGGATTAATACTAGCAATACCAAAGTCTCCATCACTAGGCTTAAACTTGAGCTTTTTAACAAGCTCTTGAGCACTTTTAACTTTAGGTTTACGAACTGCACGATTTTGTTTTTGTTCAGCTTTCATAATTTCAATAGCATCATATAGTCGCTTATAAAAGTCTGTAAGTTCTTTTATTTGAGCTTTGCTATATGTACTGTAACCTTCAGCAAGTTGCTCTTGCATATCATCACGTTTCTTAGGTGTAGGCAAGTTAGCTAATTCTTGTAGTTCTTCATAACTACCACTGTACCAGTTTGTTACAAAACGTAAATGTCCAAGATTAATTTGATTTTTCTTAAACAGTTTAATTGGGTGTACATCTTTTAACGGATTCTTTTTGGGATCACGCATCCAGTTGTCAATCCATTCGTCTAGTTCACCTGTTTTTTCTTCAGCCGCTTCTTGGACCCTATCTTGTATAGTAGGAACATATACGTTTTTGGTTGTAGATTTTTTCTCTTCAACAATAAGTTTGCCAGCTTCTACAAGTTCAGTAATTTTAGGCTTAATGAAATCTGTCATAGGAGCAATATCGCCACCTGTGCCAGGACATGCTTGCCAGTAATCTTGTTCTTTTTCATTATAGTCTGGACACCCGTCTAACAACATACGACAGTAGATACCTACTAATCCTTCATGTTTAGCGGCTTTCTTTGCATTTGAAATATCTGACTTACTATACTCGTTTTGTTTCATCCAAGTAAACATATGTTCAATATTTTCGGTATGCTTGTAGTTCATATACCAAAAATCGTTTACATTGCGTTTCAGTCTATGGAATTTATCACCAGATAAATTTTCCCAGTTTTCAAAACTAGGCGCTTGCAGTCCACGTTTGCTAATTCGCTTCAGTGGCGTTTTCTTCTTGACTGCTCGACCTGTAATTTTATTTACTCTAGCCATACGAGTCTCCTCAAAGTTTTCTGTGTCTACTTATTAATATAACACCATTTACTTATTTGTCAACCTCTTAGGTATCGATAAATAACTGTATGCCACGTTTAACACTATATAAACCGACCAAAACTAACGATTACCACTACATGGACCGAAATATCCGTGAACAGTTCAATATTGGCGGAACAGGTGTACATGTACACAAATACCTGGGTCCTGCAGTTGTAGCAGATAAAAATGATCCCAGTCAGCCTAATTATATAGATGGTAGAGAAGTCGATCCACTAAGTGGAGAATTTATAAACGTAGAAGGTATTATTAACGAAACTAAAGTGCAAGATTTATTGTTTATGGAAAACAGAGATCGTAAATATGATAAAGACATTTATGATCTACGTGGGGTATACAATGTACAAGACACCGATTTTGACCTAACACAATTTGGATTGTTTCTAAGCAACGATATGTTGTACATGAATTTTCATATGAACGAAATGGTTGAAATAATGGGCAGACGGTTAATGCCTGGTGATGTACTAGAACTTCCTCATCTAAGAGATGCACTTTTATTAAATGCAGATAAAAAAGCAATTAACAAATATTATGTTGTTAATGATGCAAATCGAGGCGCAGAAGGTTTTAGCCAAACTTGGTATCCACATATTTGGCGGGTCAAATTAAGTCCACTAACAGACAGTCAAGAATACTACGATATACTTGGAGATGGATCTACAGCAGACAGTCTTAAGAATGACCTAAGTACATACAAAGCAGAATTTAATATTAGCGATGCTATTGTTGAGGCGGCAGATCAACAGGACCCAACAGGTACATCACTGACTGACCATTTGTTTGGTTACGACCATGCTACAAGTGGCGGTATTGTGAATCAACAAAATAATTATCAACACGGCGAAAGTATTAATAGCGGAGATCAATTTCCTAGTACACCCAACGAGGGCGACTATTTTATAAGAACAGATTTTAATCCTAATAGATTATTTGCTAGAAGAGGAAGCAGATGGCATAGATTGTATGATAACATTACTGATCAAACATGGAGTGATAAAACATACAATGCAAGTGATTATATTTTTAATGACAGAACTACAGTTGTTGATGACCAAGAAACAAACGAACAAACTGCACTTAGTGAAGTTATAAAACCACAGGCGGATAATTCATAATGGCATACAAAGGTTCAAAACTTACCGCAGTACCATATTTCTACGACAAACAACTTCGTAGATATATTCAACAGTTTATAAGAATATTTGCTGGCTTCCAAGTAGCTATGCATAGCGATAGTGCTGGTAATGTGGTTTATCAAACTGCTCCTGTACGCTATGGTGATGTAAGTAGAATGGCGGCACATATCGTAAGAGAGAATTCAGAGAACATGATACAAACAACTCCATTTATAAGTTGTCATGTTACTGGATTAGAAACTGCACCTGATCGAAGAACCTTAGGCTCATATGAAGAAACTATACCGGTTAACGAAAAGAAATTTAACGAGCTAACCGGAGCATACGAAAATGTTCAAGGCAGATCTTACAGTGTAAAAAGACATCAGCCTGTACCTTATAATTTAACAATGCAAGTAGATGTATGGACATCAAACACAGAACAAAAATTACAACTACTAGAACAAATACTAGTACTGTTTAACCCTACACTAAACATACACACCAGTAATAATCCACTAGATTGGAGTACACTGAGCTATGTAGAGTTAATTGCTAGTACTTGGAGTATGAGAGCAATACCCAGTGGAGTAGATGATATTATTGATATTAGTACAATGACATTTAATATGCCTGTATTAATTAATCCTCCAGCTAAGGTTACTAAACAAACAATTATTCATACAATTATTGACAATATTAACGATACAGACGAAGCAGGATTAGATGCAATCAGAGCTGGACAGAATTATACGCCATTGTTTACAAGTTACAAAGTAGTAACATTAGACAACTATAAAATGCGTTTTACAATGAATGCAAGTGGAGATGGTACTGCACAAATATTAAGTCGTAGTGGCACTAATAGTGATGCAAATGGCATACTTAATTGGACAGATATTTTTAAACCATTTGGTGAGTTTAGAGACGATATAAGTCAGCTAAGATTGAAGCAAACAAACGATCCTGGAGACACACAAGGCGATATAGTTGGTACAATAAAAATAAATCAAGGTGATCCTAATTTACTTGATATTACAATGGATACTAGCACATTTCCCACTAACACACAAACGGCAGTTGATGCAGTAGTTGACCCACAAGCAAACTTTCCAGGCGATGGCACTATAACAGCCGCACAAGATGGAGATAGATACTTGTTAACAAAAGATGTTGCAGGCGGCACTGGATGGTTAGGCAGTAGTGCAAAGAAACACGATATTATACAATATAGCGTAGGAGCAAATCAATGGGATATTGTTTTCGACGCAGTTGCAAACGGTTCTACAGTACAACATACAACAAATATAACTACTGCTGATAAACTAAAATACGACGGTACTGCATGGGTAAATGCATTTGAAGGCACTTATAACCCAGGATTTTGGCGAATATACCTATAATGATACAAGCAAGCGGTTGCTGTTTTCTTGCCTTAGACACAGGCAGAATCATGCTACAACAAAGAAGTAAAAAGTCAAGTCACCCACTAACTTGGAGTTTTTGGGGAGGTAAGGCTGAAAAAGAAGAACGTCCTATTGAAACATTATTAAGAGAATGTAAAGAAGAAGTGGGACCGTTGCCAGACATTGCTAAAGTGCATCCACTACACACATTCTTGAGTGACGATAAAAAATTTACCTATAATACTTTTTGTGTAACAGTTTTTGAAGAATTTATTCCTAGTTGTAATCACGAAAGCAGTGGATACAGTTGGGTAAGTATAAACTGTTGGCCCAAACCTTTACACAGAGGTGCTAGAGTTGTGTTAAGCAATAAACAACTAGTAGATAAACTTTTAACAATCTATAAACGTGAAAAAGATCAGACTGATTTACCCAATTGGTTAGATAGTTTCTAACTTTTGACTATCACCTTTAGCGATGCGAAAATTATCCTCAACACTATCCGGCGTACTAACTTCAATAATTATACTATCATCTTCCATTGCAACTAACTGATGAGGTACCATTGGTTGATTACGCCATGTATCTCCAGTATTTAAAACAGAATTAGCCATCTCAGCATTACTACAATCTAGTATATGTAGCATAAAGCTACCTTTTAATACATACCAACTTTCGTCTTTTTCCTTGTGAAAATGCAGACTAAACTTAGAACCTTTACGATCAAAGAACATAAGTTTACCACAGTACTTTTCATTGGTTGCCCAAATTAATTCTCGGCCCCAACCTTTTTCTTGTATTCCATCTAGCTGTGTCATTCGTTAATCCTTTTAATTGTTTCTGTAGTGCTATGACCTTCAACAGTTGGCACAATATGCACAGGTGCTAAATCATGTCCGACGATTTCTTCTACAGTATAATCTCCGCCTTTTACAATCAAGTCTGGCTTTAGTTTGTTTATTAGCTCATAAGGTGTATCTTCATCAAACAACACAACTTTATCTACATACGATATTAATTCAAGTTGTTCTTTTCTGGTAGTTTGGTCGTTTACTGGACGTTCATCACCTTTTAGTCTCTTAACGCTTGCATCAGTATTCAGTCCAACGATTAGTTTATCTCCTAGTTCGCTTGCTTGTTTTAGCAAAGATAAATGTCCTTTGTGTAGTATATCAAAACAACCATTTGTAAATATGACACGTTTTTGTAAATCTTCTTCTTTAACTATATAAGTTCCACTATGCTTAACACTTTCGGTACTAG